TTCGACTGTTCGAAAGGTCATCCACCCGTTCTAAAAATGTTCCTGGGCGGGAAAATTTCCCTAGAAACCCTGGTGATATATGATAAAATATTCCAGTTCGGGAATACGTTCGATAAAAAACTTGATGATCCTATCTGGGAAACCGTAAGTTTGAAATTGAAAAAATATTCTCCATTCCTAATAAATATTGATGTGTTCAACTATCGTAAGATTTTGCGGTCTATTGTAAATGAGTAGTTTTTTTGATTCCGAAATCATTCAAGAAGAATTGAGTGAAATAAATCAACTTCAAGAACAAATTTGTGGAAGTCTTCTCTCCTTCGGTATGATGGACCGTGAGACTAAGATGGAACATGTTGAAAAACTTCAGAATTTGCTGGAAAAGCAAAAAGTGATGTATACTAGATTATCTCTTTCGGACGACCCCAAAGCGGTTGAGATGAAAGAGAACCTTCGCAAATCGGTTGCCCTGATGGGATTCCCACCAGAGACCGATCTCCATTTACTTTTTGATAGTATGGACAAAACCATACAGTCGCTCAAGGACTACATTGACACCTGAGCAAATTTTCGTTATACTATCCAAGTAAATCCCCCGAATCCAAACTATCCGAGGAAATCCAAATGTCTTTCGCAGACCTTAAGAAGCAATCCAAACTGGGCTCTCTGACCGCCAAACTGGTCAAGGAAGTCGAAAAGATGAACAATAACGGTTCGTCTTCTGGTGATGACCGTCTCTGGAAACTGGAGTGTGATAAGAGCGGCAATGGTTATGCCGTTATCCGTTTCCTACCTGCACCAAATGGCGAAGACCTTCCATTCGTCAAACTGTACTCCCATGCCTTCCAAGGTCCTGGTGGTTGGTACATCGAGAACTCTCTGACCACTCTGGGACAGAAGGATCCCGTGTCCGAGTACAACTCGATGCTGTGGAACAATGGCACCGATGTTGGTAAGGACCAGGCACGTAAGCAGAAGCGTAAACTGACCTATACCGCTAACATCTATGTGGTGAAGGACCCCGCCAACCCCGAGAATGAGGGTAAGGTGTTCCTTTACAAGTTTGGTAAGAAGATCTTCGACAAACTGACTGCCGCAATGCAACCCGAGTTCGAAGATGAGGAAGCAATTGATCCGTTCGATTTCTGGCAGGGTGCCAACTTCAAACTGAAGGCAAAGAACGTTGCTGGTTATCGTAACTACGACTCCAGTGAGTTTGCACGCCCCTCTGCACTGCTCGATGATGATGATGCCATGGAGGCAATCTGGAAGAAGCAGTACTCCCTACAAGACTTCGTGGGTGCCGATCAGTTCAAGGACTACGATACCCTGAAGAAGCGTCTGGACTATGTGCTTGGTAACAAGGGCACTCCTCGTCTTCAAGATGAGGACTATGAGGAAGAAGAGAACACTCGTGGTTCTGCTCGTGAACTCACCGAAGACCTTCGCAGTGACCTCAACTCTCTGCAACCCACTCGCTCCTCTTCTGCTGATGAAGATGAGGACGATGATGCCATGTCTTACTTTGCTCGCCTTGCCGAAGAGTGAAATCTGATTACACAATAGACCGTGTAACCAAATCCGAAGCCGCAGATTTACTTCTGCGGTTTCATTATTTGAAGGACGTTTCTAAAACTTTCAAATCAGGTTATAATTACGGTCTATACAAGAAAAATGATTTTTCACCTCTAAATATTGGAGGCATTCAGGGAGTCTGTATTTTTACAGGTCTCCCTGTTCCTGAAATTGCAAAAGGTGCTTTTGGGTTAGAACGCCATGAACAGCAAGGACTTTTTGAACTCTCCAGACTCTGCATTCACCCGACTACACAGCAGAGCGAGTATAATATCACTTCTTGGTTCGTATCAAAAGCGATTAGACGCCTTAGAAAAGAGACCAGCGTTAGGGGGATTATCTCATACGCTGATAGTGACCATCATGCTGGTACAATCTATCGCGCTTGTAACTTTAGGTACTGTGGTTTATCAGAACCAAAAAAAGATTTCTA